TCGTACAATACTAGTCCGCAGTCGCCGCAAACGGTTTCTCCGGTGTCATAATCGTGAACTAAGTTTTCGCTACCGCACTCTGCGCACTTATCTGATAAGCGCGCTTGTGTTTTAGTTGGTTCTTTTTTACTCATTTTTTTTGCTCCATTTCAACATGCGTAGAACCGTCACTATAGGCCAATCTGGCTTAGAAAACAGTACATTCGGCCCGCGCAAACTAAGCTGATGAACATTACTTCTATTTAAGTTTTGTGGTCTTTATAAAGCTATTGCACACTTTATTTAACAAATTTACGCATAGCCCGCCGCCTGCATGATAGACATTAACATAAAAAAACGTTAACGAAAAACAAGGCATCAACCCTCATCACTCATGAAGAACGCTTATTAGGATAAAAAATGTCCTAAAACTCTAGCGTCAACAAAAAGACGCCCGCAGCCCGGTGGTGTAGTGGTCAAGCATAGAGGGCTTTGGACCCTCCGACGAGAGTTCGAATCTCTCCCGGGCTACTTCCTTCTAGAGTGCAATTTATACTTCCAGAGATGGCGAACAGGGGGCTCGCCATTTCCTCGTTTTCTTTTTTTCTACTCTAGAAGGATAGTTAGAGGCTTTTTGGAATGGACAAAAATTATGTGTTAATGGTAATTAGGTTTTGGCTGCTTCCATGGGAGGCGTCTTACTGATGGAGGACGCCAAATGTGGAAATTGCGCAGATTGGTGTGGTCGTTGCGACTGCGCACGCAATGACAGACGGCAACGGCTGAACCGAATAGCTTCCAGTGATGCCTGCAGCAACTTTACGCCCAGAAGCAAACGCCACATTCAGGAGGTGGCGCAGTGAGCTTAGAAATGAGCAAAATAGAGGCCATTGATTGGCTTACTGATGACCGCTGGATTGTTTTAAGCTTCTACGGCGGCTTTGCACAGTATTTGGAGCATTATTACTTCACGCCTGGAACGCCGAAAAATGCAGAGTTTGAGATAAGGGTTGCAAGGGTCTCAGTTGCAGGATTGGCTGGCATAGCGCCTTTTTATCGAATAAGGGATACTGCCGAAAACCGCGAATCGCTCAGAGCTGCACTGTCCGAGTTTACAGGCAAAGAACTGCTGGCTTTAGCAAAGATGGACAAGGACATTGAGGACATGCGCCAAAAAATAAGACAAATCGTTCTTCCAGTTTTAAGGTGATTTTTTTTATGGCTATCTCGGATGGTAGAAGTCAAAATATTTCGGTTTCAAAGTCAAAAGTCAAATTTGACTTCAATACCGTACGCTCCCGCGTCATCCCAATACTCAAAGGCATAGAAGTAAAGATGTACCCAGCCAAGATAGGGCGCGTACGTGGATGGAAGAAACAACATGTCGCTTACTACGTAAAAAAGCTGGAAAAGGCAGGCTTAATCCGAAGATTAAAGCGCAGCAACTTTGTAGATTACGAGCTGACGGAGCAAGGTCAAAACTTTCTCATATCATGTGAGGGAGTACTTTTCAGCAGCGGGGTGTTTCGGTTGCATCGGTGTTTTTTCAAGTTTCCTGTTTTGCGTGAGGGTGTTTATCCATCGGGCGATTTTAAGCGGGTCGAGATGGTGAATTGGACGGCTCTTTTGGGTTTGGAGCAAGGCGTCAAAGTGAGGCATACCACGACATCTTGGATTGTCCACGTAGAAACATTGTATGGTCGCAGTCCTGGGGAATTGGTGACTTCTGCCAAGAACATGGCTGACCGAGTCGCTAAAGGCTTGATGAGCAAATACGGCTGCATTTTAGGCGACGGCGCAATTAACAAACGCCACGAGCTAGGCGTCGATGATCCAGTGGCAAATCTGTTAAACCGCTACTTTATGGTGAGCACTCCAAAACGAGTTATCGATGACAGCCCAGGAGAGGATGAGGGCGAGCTTGATCACCTTGGTCGTGACGCTGCAGTTGAGTATTTGCTTATGCCTGAGCGGGTCAAGAAGCTGGAAGGACAGTTCGACAATGTTCTTTTCGATTTAGAAAAGATTTCCAGCAGCCTCGCCAAGATAGAGAAGTTAGGCGGAGATTTAGCTAAGGTAGCCGAGGTTTTGGGTCAACTGGCGAATTCTGCAGAAAGCAGCCAAGAGGCACCTAAAGCTTCTGGTGATGGAGGCAAAAGCTATGTCGCCTAACAGGGGTTATGTGCTAATGACAGTAAAAAGCTGTTCAAAAGCTCTTTCAGCACTATGCCTGGGGTATGGGAAAAGTCCATGCTTTTCAGGAGCCGCTTTTCTATCACTGTTTGGTCCTGATTACCTACTGTCAATTTTGCCGTGCGTTGATGGACGAGAATTCTTGGAGTGAGCATTCTGGCATGGAAACCGCTGAAAAACCCGTTCAAAACACCAAAAAGAAGCGCAGTCAAAGCGACAAGATAGGTCGTTTGAAGTATAACCAGCAACTACTCAAGCAGACTTTGGCAGAAGTTGAAGAGGTCAAGCTCATGTTGCGAACTATCTTTGCTGGCCTAAGGGGGTCGTTTAATTTTGAACAGTCTCTAATCGAGCGTATAGTTTGTGAGGATGAGGTTGATCGCGAGATTTTGCGGCTTCTTTTTGAAACGGGCAATCGCGGCTTGCTGCCGAAGGATTTGGCGGCTAAGCTTGACCGATTCAAGATTACTAGGCATCAAATAAGCAGGAGAATTCTAAGAATGAATAGACGTCTAAAAAGAGAGATTGGCGAAAATGCCATGGAGAAAAGAGGTTGGCATTGGGTACTTACCAGTTTTACAATGGAAGCTTGGGGAGAAACAGACAAAAATGCTCTTTTAGAGGCTCGTGATAATTAAAAATGATAAAAGTTATGATCTTTTAGACTTTCGCTCCAAATATAATATGTAATTTTACTTGCATTCAAGATTTAGACAATTTTTTCAGGTTGAAACATTCCTAGCGTTTGGCAAGTTTATTTAACAATTATCGAAATAGCATCTGCGGGCAAGTCAGCTGGCCCATAACCATACTCATATAGCCACAAAACCTCAGTATGACCATATTTCTGGCTTTGTTCGATTTGTTCTTTTGTTAAATTGGCCAAATCACATTTGTCGTTCCATACGGGATAGCTAAGTTTCCAGTAAGTTGATGATGCGATGTATTTGCAATCCGTCTCTTCTCTAAAAGCATAAATCAAATAGTGCGTCCCTTTTTGCGAAGGTGCTTTGACGTTGATTTCTATCGGGGGAAGTATAACTTGGTCAACGTTCTGACCAGAAGGAAGTGTTTGCTTTCTAATCCTTTCTTGAAAATCTCTAATATCTCGAAAGATCTCTTGCCAACCTTGTCCTTTCTCCTCATGATTAAGCCAAGTTCGTATCTCAACTAACGGAGCAATATTAGAAAAAAGCATTTTGTTGGTAACTTTCAAAGTGATGGTTCCACGAAGCGGCTGATCTGGTAGCGCTTCGATCAATTTTTTTCCTGAAGCTGCTTTTTCAAAAATGCCTGAGCCCGAAACGATAGAAACCTCACCAAGCGGTCGTATTAGAATTTTTTTTATGGAGTTTTCGAAAATAGATGGATATTTCGGGTCCTCAGCGACAAAATATTTTTGGCTATGAAGCTTAGGGCCCTGAAGACCATTAATCAATAATTTCTTCTCGAAGAAACCCAAAACATCATAGGTTTGTGAATGTTGTTTATTGAAGTTTGCAACATACAAGTTTAGCAGCGTGCAGAAAAGCGTTATTCTTTGAGTGTATATCCTTAAAAAATTATCTTCAATGCTTTTCGCAGTATCTATTGACTCATCAGTCCATATTCTGAAATTCCTTCTAACGTATTCTACAAGCGGCTTGTTATCCGTTAATGTTTCCAACTCATCGCATATTCTTTTGTACGGTTGTTTTCTACCAATAATTAGAAATTCTGAGACTATTTTCTCTCTTACTTCACTCTCCATGAGATTAGCATCGATAATTTTTTCGGCTTGCATTGTCATATATGAGATCCAATGGGAAAGAGAAAAAGCTGCGCCAACTATGTCACCATTTCGTTCTCTGATTTCTAGATCGACTCCTCTAAGCAGTTCAATTCTTTCTCGCTCTGAACTTTTTTTGGATAACTCAACAACGGCATTTACTTGTTCCTCAACTTTTAACATCTCCGCAAGTTTTTGAACTCGCGACAAATGACCCACAAATTCATTAACGCACAAATAATAAAGATGTAAACCCAATCTTGCCGCAACCCGGCACTTTGCAAAATTAGGTTCTAACAGAAAACGTTCCCATCCAGCCACAATTGGTCCAGGAGTGCGAGTCTTTAAAGATATAATTTGACGCCTGCTATCAGTTTCATCCTTTTCAATTCCAAGATAGTCATGTTTCAGAAGCTCGGTTATTGTTTTGTAAAGACAGGTTCGGTTTTTGATCGGGTTGTTTGGGTCTTCCCATATTTCCTTCCGTTGCTTAGGGCTGTTTCTTTCAAAATAGTCCAACATTCTCCGATGATTCTTCTCTAGAATAAATGGGCTCTCGTTTTTTTGAGGCATTGGTATTTAACAAATATCATACCTATTAAAATACGTATATAATTGAGAATTGAGTACCAGAATTGGTATTATTCCAGAAGGGTTAACTACCGCTTTGATGCGTAAAGAGTTTGAAGGAGAAACAAGAAAATGATAATAAAAATAAAAGTGAAGCGAAACCTAAAGATTGCCCTAGGAATTATAGCCATTGTATTGATGATGCCACTGGTTTCTTTCGTGCATGCCGCTCAATTGCAAGTAATACCTACACCTCTCCCAAATCTCAATTTTCAAGCTGATTTGGGTATAGGGAACACTAAACCTGTGGGCGCTGCTACAGTGTTCGCATATAATTTCTGGCAAGGAAATGCTATATACACTTTTGTAGCCGCTGGATTTACCACGCCTTACCTGACATCTGAATCGCAGCTCGATAATTGGAATTACGTGCTCTACGGAACCGCTAGAGTTGACAAAGGCGTAACCAGATCAACAACTTCAGAAATCCAGCTGCTGACTGCTACCCAAAGATCAGAACTACGTGCTGGTAACTACTTCACAGTGACGTCGACATATTCATGTTCACCAATGACACCTGCCGCTTGCAAAATTACTATGACAAACAATTTGCTAACAAAAGTTTCAACTGAAAAACCTGTTAATGTAATTGAAGTGAGTTGCAAGATTGTTAATGGCATAGAGACAGTACAGACTTGGGCAACTTGCGCAACATCCGCAGCAGCCATAGGTTGTGCCATAGGAGAAGTCCCAAGCGCTGGCGTAGATACCATGGTTTGCATACCAGCATATAGCATAACGGCAGCTGGTGGAGCAGTTACTTGCCTTAACGGTATCATCGCGTATGCGGCATCTTTCGTAAGCCCAAGTGCATCAAACGCAATCAGTGTTAGTTCGGCAACGATTCCAACGACCGATGTACCCTCCATCATTGAAAACGGCGCTACTGTTGTGTGCTCTTTTACAACTTGAAAAAACATGTAATTATAAGAGTCGAGTAACTCTTATCGCCCTTTTTTTCTATCTATTTTGTGTTGATAAATTATAAAGGCTCAAAACACCAGATTTTAAAAAAATTTCGATAGACGGAACTAATAAACCCTTCAGAGAGTTCAATATCATTTCACTACTTTTTGAGCAGCAGCGCAACAATTTTTTTTCTTGCTCTGAGTCAATCGGTAGTTTTTTAAGTTAGATGTTATATCTACTGCGCAAAAATATTTGGGCGAGCGCTAAGCTCACTTGTTTCGGTTTTCGCCCCCTTCACCCAAAAGTCGGGAGAGCGGTTTTCTAAGCATGACTCATAAGCGTGGTAGACGAAACCCTAAATCTCAAGAATTAAGAACTCAATGGCAATCTGCACGTCGCTTTGTTAGTGAGCAGGCTTTCTTTGACAGGCTTAAAGGAGAATCCGTTTGTTTAGCTACCGTAGATGACGTTGCTTATCATTTGGCGCTAAATTTTGAGGAGCCGATCCCTGAAGCTGTGCCCAAGGTGGAGCATGGTTTAGTTCTTAGTAACCCAAACGGTCAAGGCGCATTCCAGATGATTGAACCGAGCCAAGAGACGCTAAACAGGGTAGACTAAGGCATGGAAAAGAAAACAACCCTGCATGTGCCTGATGCCTATTTGGGACTGCTTGAAGATATTCGGCTGCTAAAATCGGATGAATGTAACCCAAATAAAATGACTAACAAGCAGAAAGAGCAGACATGGAAGAGCCTGCAGGAATACGGCTGGGCATACCCAATAATAACTGACCAAGACGGTGTCTTTAGCGACGGTGAGCAGCGGGTTCAGGCTTGCAAGAATCACGGTGAATTTTGGGCACCTGTGTTGCGGCTCAAGCTTTCGGATGCTCAACGGCGACTGCTTCGCCAGACTCTCAATAAACTTCATGGAAAACATAACAAGTTGCTTGACGAGGCTGATTATAGGCGGATTATCGAGGCTGGTGAGAGGGAGGATTTGCAGGCTTTGCTCTCAGCTATTGGCGAGAAATTGCCTGAAGATTTAGGCGGAGCAAAAGAAGGCACAGATAGGATTCCAGAGAGCTATGAGCTGCTAATCGAATGCAAAGACGAATCTGACCAAAAAGGCAAGTTTGAAAAACTGAAGGCCGAAGGCTACCAAGTCAAAGTTTTAAACCTATAAGAGCTGATACATTTGGATTTTGACTTCGTTAACAGTTGGAGCGAACCAGACAGCTTCCGCGCTCAAAGCGTGGTAGGAAGCTTCACACTGAATGATGTTAAGCTCCAGAAACGCTTCAAAGGCTCACTGCCCATCGAAGGTGGCGATTGGCAAATCGGCATCATCGTTGGCCGCAGCGGCTCAGGCAAAAGCAGCATAGCCAAGCGCCTTTTCCCCGACGCTTACATTACAAGCTTTGAGTACAAAGGCAAATGCATCTTAGACGATTTCCCACAGGACATAACAACTAATGAGATTACACGGATGCTTTGCAGTGTCGGCTTCGCAAGCCCGCCTGACTGGCTAAAACCCTACAATTACCTCAGCCAGGGCGAGAAAATGCGTGTTGACATCGCCCGCGCGCTTTGCCTAAATCAACCGATAACAGTCTTTGATGAGTTCACATCGGTTGTGGATCGTGAGGTTGCAAAGATTGGTTCTTACGCAATAAGCAAAGCGGTTAGGCGTGTGCCAGGTAAGAAATTCATTGCGGTAACCTGCCACTTTGACGTCATAGATTGGTTAGAGCCTGATTGGATATTTAACACGGACACAATGGAGTTCATTAAAAAAAAGAACGACACCCAACAATTGACATCTCAATTCGTAAATGCAATACCTCCATGTGGCAGACTTTTAGGCAATATCACTATTTGAACGGAAAAATAAGCAGCGGAGCAAGATGCTACATTGCCCTCTATAAGGAGAAGCCGGTTGCCTTCATAGCAGTCATGCATATTCACATGAAAAGCAACTATTACCGCGTAAGCCGACTTGTGGTTTTACCCGACTACCAGGGCATCGGCGTAGGCAAAAAACTGCTCAACTTCATTGCAGAACTCTACACTTCACAAATCAACTTGCCATTTTACTTGGTAACTAGCAATCCTCAGCTTGTTCGGGGAAACTTGGGTAACTGGATTGTTAAGCGGGTTGGCCATGCCACTGCCCCTCCAAGAGACGACACCGAGATAAATCGAGAGTTATCTACTTCCAACAGTAAACGGCGGCTGAGCGTCTCACTACAGTACATTAACAAAAAGAAGGCGACGACGCAATGACTGATGACAAAGACCAGTGCTCTAACGCTTGCAGAAACCCAGCGTGCCCTTACCTTACGCAAATAAACGAAAACACCCAAGTCACCAAACAAACCCGACTAGCACTAATCGCTCTGTTAGGCGAGGACTTCACTGGATTAAACAGCGGCATCATCCGCACGATTCTCAACAAATTGGATAAGCTGGGAGTTGAACGTAAGGTTCAAAGAAGCTGGATAGAGAACGCAAAACCCATAATCTACTCACTTGCCGCCGCTGGAATAACCGCACTCATCGAATATGCACTACTTCGAGGCTTTGGCTAAATGTCCTCAAACGTGGAAAAACCGCTAAAACCCGCCGAACAGCAAAGGCACAGCCGCTCTTTCGAACTAAAAGTTGCCAATCGGCGACGTCGAGTCTTTGAGCTCCGTTGCTTGGGCTACAAAATTCCCCAGATCAAAGAAAAGCTTGCTGAGGAAAAGCAGTTTTGGAGTGAAGACACGATTAAAGCTGATTTGCATAGTGGCGATGCATCGGCGTATCTGGAGGAGCTTGAGCGTCAACAGTTCGCAGACATCGCCTTGGAAGATGACCGCAAGGTTAAGCTTGAGTTTCGCGACCGTATGATTGAACGGCTAACGCCACGCAAAAGCCCCGACCCAGCCATTGTAAACAACGTTAACCAGCAAGTCACGGTGAATCAGCAGGATAATTTGCTTGAGGAATACGCAGACGCTATCAATCAAGCAGCAGCAGTTAACCAAAATATTCCAGCGCTATGTACTGGAGAACCGCTGGATTCCAAAGCGTCCGCATCCGTTGACGGGGAAAAGCGGACCGACTTCAAAGCAAACCCTGTTCCTATGCCTACTTGACAACCTTGAAGCTTTCTTTGGAGGCGCTGCAGGCGGCGGCAAAAGCGATGCCCTGCTTATGGCTGCTCTAATGTTTGTTGATATTCCCAAGTACAGCGCCATCCTCTTTAGACGCTCCTTTACTGATCTCTCAAAGCCAGGCGCACTAATTGACCGCAGCTTTGAATGGCTAAGCGGCACTCCTGCTAAGTGGGAAGCAATTAATCACACTTGGCATTTTCCAAGTGGCGCAAAACTTGCGTTTGGCTTCTTAGAAAACGACATGGACGTCTACCACCACCAAAGCGCCGAGTACCATTTTGAAGGCTTCGACGAGTTAACCCAGTTTACCGAGTTCCAGTACACTTACATGATTAGCCGAGCACGGCGATTGGAAGGCAGCTTTATCCCGATTCGGATTCGCTCGGCATCCAACCCGCCAGGCGTTATCAAAGGCGTTGTTTATGGGGAGTGGGTTAAGAACCGCTTCTTGCCTTGGTTTATCTGTCACCGCTGCGGTTATCGGGAGCAAACGGCGGTTCTAAGCCAAACTGTTTGCCCCAAATGCGCAGGCAAAGGTCGTGTAGAGTTTAATGAATGTCGAGTTTTCGTTCCAGCCAAACTTCCCGACAACCCGTTTATCGACAAGGCAGCTTACGAGAAAAGTCTCGAAAACCTCGACCCAGTCACACGTGAACAACTCAAGCAGGGAAATTGGAGTGTTAATCCTCGTGGAACAATGTTCCAGCGCGGCTGGTTCAAAATCGTAGACGACTACCCAAGAGACGCCCAAGTTGTCCGCTGGTGGGACCGCGCCGCTACCGAACCAGCAAAAAATAAGGAGCCTGACTGGACAGCTGGCGCCAAGATTGCCTTCAAAAACGGCTGCTACTACGTGCTTGACCTTGTCCATTTTAGAGGCTCACCCAAAACCAACGAAGACACAATCAAACAAACAGCCCAGCTAGACGGCAAAGCTGTTGACGTTTACATGGAGCAAGAGCCAGGCAGCGCCGGCGTAGACACAATAGATCACTATGCAAGGTACGTACTTGTCGGCTACGTCTTCCAAGGCGTCCGCTCGACAGGCAGCAAAGAACTGTATGCCGGCCCAGTCGCAAGTGCGGCTGAAGCTGGCAACTTTTACCTGCTTAGAGCTCCATGGAACAAGGAGTTTCTTGATGAGTTCGAAGCTTTCCCGCAAGGACCACACGACGACATAGTAGATGCAACAAGCAAGGCTTGCAATGTGTTAGCTTCAAATCCGATGCCTGGAAGAGGCGCCGTTATGCCACGCTAAAGGTGATTAAACGATGAGTTTTGTTCCTCAAAGAATCCGCAAAGGTTTCCAAACGCTGAGAAATCGGTTTGTTGCTCAGCGTGATGTTCCGCCAAACGTTAGCAAGCGCCAGATTGAAGAAGAAATTCCCGTTAGCTGGCAAAAAGATGAGGTTCTTTGGGGCTACGTCAACCGCTATATGCTCAAAGGCAGCGGCGCAGGCTTTGTCACGCCGCCCTATTCTGCATGGACAGACCGCGTTTGGGGAGCAACACCGATTGAGGATTTGCCCAAATACAAAGACCTCTACACATTCACCCCATACATTAAAGCATCAATTGACGTCACAGTCAACTTAGCCATAAGCAATGGGTTTGAACTTAACGGCGGCGACGACGCAGTCAGAGAGTGGCTTGATGATTGGCTTGACGAACAAAACATCTTGCATACACTACGAATCGTAGCTACTGACATGTTAGTGTTCGGCTCAGCGTTCTTAGAGATTTGCCACAATGAAAGCAGCGGCGAAGTTGCTTGGCTAAAGCCCTTAGACCCAGTTTACGTCAGGCCCAGACGTGACGCCTACGGCAATGTTTTTGGTTATATTCAACTGTTGACTGCACCGCCGGTTGTTTTTACCGCTCAAGATGTGGTACAGTTTCGTTGGGGTGCAAAGTCGTGGTGGTACGAGTTTAATGCTGGCACAAGTTTACTGCGACCGTTGTTGAAGGTTCAGGCTTTGATTAACCAGTTTGAAGATGATATGGCAATAATTTACCACACCTACTCTAAACCCATGCTTGTCGTCAAAGGCGGCACTCCTGAGAAACCCTTCAGCGACGCCCAGCTAAGCCAATTGATGGAGGCCTTTCAAACTCGCAAGGCAGGCACTGACGTGTTTATCCGAGGGGACGTGTCGACCGAGGTTATTCAAAGCATGACTCGGGATGTCAATGTTCAGTTTTGGCTTGACTACCTCTACAAGCAGCGAGAAGCCGTCTTAGGTGTTCCTAAAATTTTTCTTGGAGAATCCGAGTCGACTGCGAACAGGGCGGTTGCAGAGGTCATAATGCAAGAATACGTCACTCGCTTGCGTATGTTGCAGGAGATAATCGGTGACCTGCTTGAAACTACCTTGTTCAGACAGCTTATCGATAATCAGTTTGGGGAAGGCGTTGAAATTCCGAAGGTTTCTTGGAAACCAATTTGGGAAGCAACAGTTGAGGACAAAGCCAAATTTGTTTGTGACTTGGTACAAAACGGCATCATCACCGTCGAGGAAGCTAGAACGCAGCTTGGTTACCCAGCAGAACCAGAAAATCAAGGTATGCCTCAGATATTGCCTAAGCCAAAAAGTGAAAGCGACAAAATCGTTCAGAAAACCGTGCAAGGCGTCGTGGATCAGTTAAGCAAAGACAGGGAGAAAAACGATTAGCATGCCTACATTAACTGAAGGCGAAGGCGCTTTCTGGCGCTATACAGTGGCCGATTCAGACAAGTTTGAGAAATTCCGAGTAAAAAGCATCACTGAGGGCGTTAAAATTACCCTTGGAAAAGTTAAGGGCTCCAGCCGTTGGGAAGTACAAAACTACCTGTTCGACAAGCAAGCCTTCAAAACCAAAGAGCAAGTTCGCAAGTGGCTTGATAAGCATTTGAAGAGCCAAATTCAGACTTTGCTTGACTTTAAGGCTTGGAATGAGTATAGACGGCGGGCAATGAACGCTTACGTGCAGATTTCAAGCGTTAAATAATGTTCCCTGTAAACCATTTATCGAATATGTAGATAAAACGATGTTATTCAAAGCTCGTGCAATTATCTATCGGAAAAAAGCTTCTCTGCCATTCAATCTTTAACTCTATTTATTTGCCAAGTTATTTATAGTAATATAGCCGATACCATTAGATTAGCAAGAGAAAAATAAAGATTCTCTTGCAAACAGAAAGAAGGCAATAAAATGCAAAAAACCAATTGCTATTATTCTGCTTTTTGCTTCTTACTCTCTTATGCTAGCCCAATTTCAAAACTAAAAGCGGCGAATCAACATGGCAACAACTAGAAAAATTATACCAGTGCTACTTATTGCTATGCTCATCACATCGATTGCAACTATAACAAGCATACAAGCAGTCAAAGCAAGCAATGCAGGGCTAATGTTTACTCCTAATTACCTTATAGGCGGAACTGACCCTTCAGGAGAAGGACCCTATTCAGATTCAGTTGCCAACATGATTATGTACTATTTCCAAAACTATGGAAGCAACTACTATTACCTTTATAATTGCCAAGACTCTGCTGCTACACAAAATCAGTATGCAAGCAGTCTCAGCTACTGTCAAAACAACTATTATAATACCGTAGTCTATTCCAAGGGACATGAATGGACATGGGGCGACTCTAACCATTATGAAATCATCCCCAACAATTACGTCTATGACACTAACGGCGTTAAGGACTCCTCTACTGTTTACTCAAACACAGGCGCCTCTGACAGATTTGCTTTTATTTGGCATTGTGGTACCGCAATGGCTTATCCATCAGCTTCAGATGGCTATGGTTGGGAAGGAATGCCCTATGACTTCACACATAACAACGGTATGAGCACCGATGGCTATGGACGCGCAGACAGTGGGTGGTATGTCTACTTAGGATTCAATAACTATTCACCAGAATACTTAGACGGTACAGGCTATGGATCTAACAACTATGGCTCTTTTGTCACTTACTTCTATATGTATCTTCTACAATACCACTATTCCGTAATCACCTCTCTTAACTTTGCAACACAGGCGACGACACAATATGGCGCTAACTTTGGGGCCTGGCCATTCCACACCGGAATGTGGGAAGGCAGCAATCCACAACTTTGGAGTCAATTCGTTGTTTACGGCAACGGCAACCTAGGAATACCTGCTTAATGGAGGCAATGTAAATGAAACTTTCAACCAAAAAATCGTTAAGTCTTCTATGCATCTTTGCAATTAGTCTAGTTTTACTAATGCAAATGCCTTTAGGTCACTCACAAACGGCAACAAGTGCAAAAGATAGAGCATTAGCATTCATAAAAGACGTAGTGCAGCCAGATATGTCAAAATATAATGTCACACTTATCAGTGACATTGTTGGTCATCCTCTCAACCAGTCTTCAGTAACACAGGAAGGCGTAGATTACCGTCTTAACGCTAATGGAAATGGACCTGACATAATCTGCATGTTTACAAATAATGTTCTCACCAGCGCTGTCTTAAGCACTAATACGGGTGCATCATCGACAATTCTTTCAAGCAATCCCTCTGAAACTCTAAATGCCAAGGCTCAAAGTGTTATGCAAGGCTACCAAACATATACAGGCGAAAACTTGCAAGATATGACTACGGCTCTCTCAAGCATCGATGCCACACAAAACACTACAAAAGTTTTAGGCACCACTAAAGTAACTGTGCAAACAACGCAAACAGAAACTGATGTTTATTTGAAATACGTGGCGAACGGAACTGCATACACGGGAATAAGTTTTACCATTGAAAACGGGCAGTTTTACTCATTCAGCGATGACCGCAGCCTCTGGACAATTGGCAACACCAACATGAACATTAACCAATCACAAGCAATTAGCATCGCACAACAATTCATACAAAATTACTCGTACACTCTGGAAAATGGGGGAGTAGTCGCAGCTCCATACAATATAACAAGCATACAGGCGAGCACAAACTTTTACCCGAGAGATAACTCAACAACTATCTATCCTTACTGGAGTGTTCAATTTAACCTTGGACAGCTATACCCGGGTAACGTCTATGCTCTTTCAATTGGCGTCTGGGCTGATTCTGGAAATGTCTTTCTATCCCAACCAGTAGGCGTCGAGGGTGGAGCCCCACCAGTAACACCTAGTGCAACGGGATCACAGCAAACCCAACCACAAGGACAAAAGAACATGCTACCTGAACTTGGCATAATAGCAGGCGTAGTTACGATAGTTGCTATCGCTGGAATAGCAGTATTCATTAGGAAAAGAAGCAAATAAAAATTATATCCCTTCTTTTTTTGAAAGCTTATGCTCATTGTTTATAGATTAATGATTTAGCACAAAGCATAGATTTAGTTTTACAGTTTTGTAATCGAGTTTACGATTATACGGTGGCTTTTGGATGCAGTTGCGTTACTTTGTACCTTTTAAGGCTCAAGAAGGCATTTCTGCAGACCTTGCTTTACGTGAGAAGCTGCTAAATATCGAAGGCATAGCCATAGATACAAGTGTTAATGCTAACAAATGGGCTGTTCCTGAAGATTCGCTTGATTTTGTTGCTGCAAGTTTGGCGGGCGTTCAGCTCAGGGTCGATCACGCTGAGAGCGTCTTAATGGTTGTTGGCAGAGTCTCGGAAGCTAAGCGTGACGGCGACCGTGTATTATTCCGTGCAGAGGTTGGTGAAGAGAAACTTATAGAGAAAATTCTGCGCAACTATGTCACCCACGTTAGTATTCAAGTTGACAGCGATGACGTGGAATGCAGCAAGTGCCTAAAACCCACACGAAAAGAGGGCATGCTTGTGCATTTGTGCCCTGGAGCATGGGAGATTGTTCATAACCCAACTGTCCGAGAATTGAGTATAGTTGCTTCGCCAGCTTACAAAGACACTGCCTTTGTACCCGTGGGTTTTGCGGCAGCAATGAATGAGGGCCAATGGGCAGCAGTTCTAAAGTCTGTAGATAGTTCACAGTTATCGAGAGATAGCAAGGATGGGGGTTCTAAGGGAGACCTGCAAGAACCCGACAACAAACCTGAAAGCAAAACAGAGGTGAAGACTTTGTCTGAACATAATGCTCAGCAAGTCGCTTCTCCACAGAAAGCACAAGGCATAACCAACATTGCACCGGGCGAATCAGCACCAAAACAAGTAACATATGACGACTTCATGAACCAACTGCAACAACTAGAGAAGCAGATAAATCAGGTTCCAGGCGCCAGCGAAACGGATATGGATGCTTTAAAACAGAAAGTGGCTGATTTAGAGGCTGAAGTAGCTAAACGAGCCACAAAACGAAGCCTAAGCAAGAAAATAAGCGACGTTTCCAAACAGATGCAGCAACCCAAAAATGAGGATGGCGAAGATAACGAAGAGAACGGCGACGACGAAGATGATGCTCAGGCTTGTAAGGCTAAGCGTGCCAGCGGCAAAGGCATAGTCGCTCTCGAAGAAATGAAGCACGATGCACTCGGCAACTACGATTGGTTCAAAGACCTTCTCAAAGCCCACAAGAAACTCGTAGGCTTCCAATAGGTGACTTCTCATGTCTTCTAACGCTCCAATTCTCGAAGGAACCGGTCCGCTTGTCAGCGACCGTTACATCATCACATTGACCGCTGCCGTAGCCATAACAATGGGACAGTTCGTAGAAATCTCCACGGATTGGACCATTGATATTCCCGCTGCGGCTAACAGCCTCAAAGTCGCCGGCATCGCACTGATCAATCAGCCAAACATCGGCGGATCAGTTAGCGTTGTCTGCAGAGGTTTATGCAGAGCCATTTCAGGCGGCGTCATAAATGCTGGAGACCAAATCACAAACGGGACAAACGGGCAAGTAATAACTGACAACGCAAGCAAAAACAGCACCATCCGAGGCATCGCCTTATCCAGTGCTACTGCTGCAGGCCAAGTGGTCTACATTCTGCTTTGGTAAACATGGGTGATTTTCTATGGCGTTTGTAGAATCAGCTTTAGGCTATGTTGACACAGGAGCGATAGCGTACCCAGCGCTGCACAAAATGATAATCGAACTCGCAATGCCAATGCTCGTAGTCAAAAAACTTCTCCCAGAGTTCCCGCTTGTCGCCGGCAGAACTGCAACATTTGTCAAAGAAAACGGTAGCCGCTCAGCTGGCATAAGTCAAGTTGCGGAGGGAGCGGAAATCATGATGGATTTCACGCCCCTAACAACCGTAACCGTTACTCCTTACAAGAAGGGTTTGAGGGAACGCATCAGCCGCGAAAACATCGAAGACCTCTACATACCAGTTATCGAAGGCCAACTCAAACGCTTAGCCAGACGCATGGCTTACACTATCGATAAGGATTGCCAAACAGTCATCGACTCAGCAGCCGCAACATCCCTGCCCGCCACGGGCACAAGCTTAGGCGCAACAGGAACTGCATTCACCATTGCCAACACTATCGGCACAAAAGACCTCTTAGCGGCAAAAGCAGCCATTGAAGGCTTCAACCTATTCCCAGATAACCTAATGCTAAACCCAGTGAACGCGCGCGACGTCATGTTCCTACCGCAATTCAGCCTCTACGCCCAATATGGCAAACCTGATAGCGCACTTCAAACTGGCTTTATCGGCTCAATCTACGGCATGGCAGTAAACATCAGCAACGTTGTTCCTGCAGGCACAGCCTACGTTATAAGCACAGGCCAGAACCCGAGCGCCGCATACAGTCCTCTTGGCTTTTTCGTTAAGGCTGCCTTTGACTAAGCAGCTGCGAAGTAAAACGCCCACTGATGACTGATGTGGAAATCAAGCAGGAATTCGACTCCGTCGACGTCACATTGACAACCCGTTATAGCCCTGTGGTAACTGTGGGACAAGCAATCGTAAAAATTACCGGACTATCCGTAAACTAAGATCCAGAAATTAAATGCATAGTTTTCCTTGCCTCAGTCTTTTGGTCTGAGACCGTAAAGCCGGCACTCAAATTTATTGAAGGTGAAATGTTTGACATGGGTGCCTTTCCAACCTGCCTTTACAACGCTCGGTGAAGTTGCAGCTCATTTGAATGCTTCAGGTCCAGACGGCAAGGGCAACTATACAGTGTTTGGCTTAACCATTTCAACACCCTGTTTTCAAAGCCAAATTGACCATGCTAACAAGTACCTCTACAGTTTGGTTCCCAGTTTGCAGGAAGGCACAAGCGACCCACGGTTGCCAAGTGCTGAACTGGCCGCTGTCGATCTTGCCTGCATGCGCATCCTTGTTGTCAGCGTCGGCGGCGCATTAGTGGGTGCCTACGATTATTTTCTTGGCGATATGCGAGTTGCACGTTCGGGACCCTATGCGAGCGCGATAAAGGCGGCTATCGCTGGTTACCGCCAGAGTTTTGTTAGTGAACTCCAAAACGTCACAACAGTTGCTAAGTCCGCTGAGGCTTCAGCTGCTAGACAAGTGCCCAGGTACAGAGGAGGGTTGGTTAGTCCATGAGCCAAAATGGCAACTTGTACCGCCATAACCTTGTTCTTGCAAAGGTAAACGGCGTTAAGCAGACCGTTTCGAGCAGTGAGCTGCACAGGCTCATTGAGGCAGGCTATGATGTGGAGGTGGTATCGCCAACATGAGTGCACCAAACGATACCTTTCCTGAGAGGATAAGCAACTTACTGCAGGAAAATTGGGATAGCGAGAGCACAGGACTGCAAGCAACAGATGTACTTTGGAGCCATGACAAGTTTGAAACAATGAATTCGATCGAACAAGTATCTCAGAAGGCAATTGTTTCAACATATAATCCGCAAAATCCAGTTAGCGTTGAGGTTTTAAGCTCTCAAACACGTTTTGTCCATGAGACCGTCGTCGTTGACGTTGTCTTGCATACTGCTATTTTAGGTGGAACTGATAGTTGCCTTGCCACTCGTGAAGCGGTTAGGGAACTTGTCTTATCTATTTTGCATGCTAATCAGACGCTTCTGCCAGGGGCTGTGCTCATGATGGTTGAAGGGGAGTATGTGCGGGGTGAGTTGCCTCAGATTCAGCGTGAAGCATTCAAAGTTATCGTAAGCAGTTTTGAGGTGATAACGTAATGAGCGGGAAAATAAGAGACAGCCCCCAAGCGCCTTTAGGCGCAAGCAAGCGTTCGGAGAAGCTTGTTCACTTCAAAAATGGGCACACATACTTGGTTGAAACCAGAACCACAAGAATTTCATAAAACAAAGTTACTGAGGCGTTACCAGTTGAAAAATCGAAGACTTAGAAGATTGCTTTTTCCAGTTCTTATCCCGCTGTTCTTGCTAGGCTGGATTATGTATTGCGTTGGGCACAAAAAACGGAAGTCTCAACGTGAGCGTTAGCATTTCGGTTATGGTTGAGCAGGGTCTTACTGAAGCTTTGGACAGCTATATTGAGCAGTATCCTTGGGCTGTAGCGTCAGCGATGAAAACGGTTGCAGACCGGATACTAGACACAAGCAATGTCCTTGTTCCCGTGAGGACAGGTTTTCTAAAATCTACAATTGGGTACAGGCAAGACAGCAACTTCCAAGTGACCTTTTTTGCTATTGCTCCTTACGCTTCTTATGTTGAGTTTGGAACAAGCCGCATGTCAGCAAGACTATTCCTAACCAGAGCCATACAGCAGCATCAAGCCGAATTTCAGCAAGAAGTTGAATCTGTTTTGGCTCAGTTGCGCGATAACTTTTTCATTCCTTAGTTATGGAGGTGAATGTAAGCTATGAGTAGCAATTTCCTTTCAGTCGGCATAAACGGCGTAGTCCAAGTTAACGGCACAGCAGTTGCAAACCTCAAAAACGCCAGCTTTAGCATAAAAAACGACAGCGTAGAAGAATATGCTTGTGGCGGCGAGAACCCTAATCAGCCGGTGCTTTTGGCAGCTACGAATCAGCATGCAGAAATCAAGGCAGAACAGCTCTGGACAGACAACAACATGCTGACGCTCGCACAGACGCCTGGAACAGCCGTCACCATAATTATTGGTCCTAAAGGCACAACGACGGGCAACCCAAAGTACACCTTTAGCAGCGTGGTAATTACACAGTTGGATTTGAAGTGGGATCAGAAAAGCGCAACAAGCAACAGCTTCAGCGCTAAGGGCATCTTAAGCGCAGTTGGTTCGTTTGCATAAATGATCTTTGACTATAGCCTCTTTTTCAGTTTCACGAGTTATGGGGCTGGAATAGTTCCAATCCACCCGAAGGCTAGCGTATAATGATCAATACTTCGGTTCGATGTCACCATTACAATGGTTAGTGTTTCTGTTTCATTGCTAGCCATGCCTTGCTGATTTGAATTTGGGTGACCATTTGGTGGGATATAGGCTTGGGATTGAATCTGATTGCCGTTCTTATCATACAGTTTAGCATACATTATGAACCATGCCCATCCCTGGCTGTCATTATAGAGTCTATCAACAGGGTCCTGAGACGTGTAGTCATTTCGAATTGTGACGCGCACTATGAAACAAGGGCTAAAAGGGTTTCCACAAATATACCCGTAACTTGAATTTGCAGACAATAGCAAGATTTTGCTGTTGGCAATATAGCTAGGTGCTGCTGGCTCTACTTTGGCGTTTGACTCTTGAGGCAGCTGAAAGAAAATAATCAGTCCAATAGTAGTGGCCAGTCCGATGGCAAGCAATATGGCGATAATTTTCTTGCTAAACTTAATGTTAACCATTAGACCATCCTTTGAAGCCTATCCTCGGCTTCTTATTTTAAGCTAATCTTTAGAACGAGGTGATTGAAAAAATGAGTGAAGAGCAATTTGACAAAGAAGGTTTTGAACGGCTCAAAAGGCAATATGAAGAGTACGAGTCCAAGCTTCGTGAGCGTCTTGGCAAGTTCAGTATCAATGAGGTTCTGAGGCAAGCAAAAGACTTGCGCTCAGTATTCGTTGACGGTCTTGGTGAAGTGCGTTACGTGCTCTTGTCTGAGGCTGACATTAGCGAGCTAGCAAAGGAGTTCCCAGATGACCCTCGTGAGAGAAACTTACAGGCTCTCTTCAGGTCCATGGCTGCCGCTGACATGGAAATTACAGTTGAAAAACTAAGAGCCTTACCGTATGATGTTAGCCGAGCCTTGCAGGAAACGGTTTTGAATGCAAGTTTTTTGCCAGCCAAGAAGACGTCCAAGCCTGGCTCAACAGCAGCAGTGAACTTCAAAGCCTCGTCTTGATCTGCCACTACTACCCAGCCTACGACTTAGAAAAGGCTGGAACACTTAGCCGTCTTCAAATCCAGCTACTCTTGGAAGGCATCCATTTTATTCGGAAGCTTGAGAACCCGTGAGTGCAAACGTTGAATTCACAGTGCAGGCGTTTGATGAAGCATCAAGCGTTTTCCAAGATGTCAGCACCAGCGCTACCGAATGCTTCACAACCGTCACGACAGGGGCTTCAGAGGCAGCCGATGACGTAAGCGCTTCAAGCACGCAAATAGCGACGGCAACGGAATCTAGCAGTGGCGGCTTCACCAAGAACGCAATGGCCATGAACACCGTCGTCCTCAGTGCCGCTGGCTTAGCTACCAGCGTCTACAGCCTCGAAAGCGCTGAAACATCCTTAGACCGTGCACATGTTACCGTCGAAAAGGACACAAACGCCGTTCAAGCCGCCCAAGAAAAGTACAATGAAGCCGTCGCAAAATATGGTCCTAACAGTCAACAAGCAACCGATGCAGCAGACAAGCTCAAGGCTGCCCAAGACACGCTGACCGTAGCTCAGCAACGAGTGCAAGACGCCCAGAACAACATGAACCAAACCATCATGATGAGCTCGCTAACCATTATTCCAAGCGTCATAGGCGCCTTCACCAGCTTAAGCACAGTCCTAACCAGTTTTGGATTGGTAGGTAGTGCTTCAACCGTAATGACTGATGGCTTAAGCATGGCTATGTGGACGCTTGCAGCAAACCCAATTGTCCTAGTGATTGCAGGTATTGCTGCGCTTGCCATTGGGCTCTATGAGGCATATGAGCACTGTGCGCCTTTCCGAGATGCCGTAAACGAGATTGGCGGTGTTTTAGGTGGCGCTTTTAAAACCGTGCTCACGGACGTTTCAAATGCGCTTAACGGCTTATGGAATGATGTTCTTAAGCCATTTGGAGAATTCATAGGCGCCGTTTTTGTTGCTTATTTAACTAGTTGGGAGAACGCTTGGAATGCTGCGGAAACGGCAGTTAATTACTTGTGGCACAATGTCCTTGAACCAGTCGCTGACTTCTTCAAAGGAGCATTAACTGAAGCAATTAACTTTGTTATGGCACCCATTAATGCCTTTGAAACTGCAATAAGCAAAGTATCAAATCTAGCCAAGCCCCTCACAGACATCATTGGCGGCTTAACTAATGCTCTCAAAAACATGTGTTTTGCCCATGCTGCTCCGGCTGCCGAAGAATTCAACAAGCAGTTAACGTCAGGAATCGAGCTTTCCAATAATTTGACGCAAAAGCTTGATCCTCTCAAACAGGGATTGCTCGGAGTTTCGGGAAGCACAAGCAACGCAAACGTTAATGGCTTGAACTCAGGAACCCAGCATATTACGGTTAATCCAACGATTAATATTGGCAAGATTGATCGGACGACAGGTTTGCAGGACGTTATCAACTCGGTTAACCAGGGAACGGCTCAAGCACTGCAGAGGCGATTTTAACGAGTTGGGTTATTAGTGCTGGACAAACGCAGGTTACGCTGCCTATAGCGCCGAACAGCGTCACCGACGAGAACCCAATTGTTGAGACTGACTTTCAAGTTGATGGTCAACAGAGCGTTCTAGTTAGCGAAGGCTTAGACATACGTGTACTAACGCTCAAGGGCAGCTTCTACACTGCAGGCCAGAACAAGACATACTTGGATGCTAACTTTGTTAATCCACTTCTAAGTTTAAATCGGCAAGTGGTAACGCTCAATTGCCCTACAGCCAGGTACAATGGCAGTTGGCTTTTGATTGTAAAAAGCGTTGAAGAAAAAGCTGAAGGCCAACTGCAAAGGTACACTTACAATTTAATGCTTAAACAGGGTGCGGCTTTCGTGGTGCTCTGACATGAGTTGGCAGTTTCAATACTGGAACGGCTCAGCATGGCTAGCCTTTGCTAATGCGCAAGTTGATCATATTCTTGAGGAGCTAAGCGGACAAGAAGAATTCGCTGTTATTGTACCTAATACTGCCGCAGTCAGGACCATAATTCAGGGTAAGCCCTTTGTTAGGGCATTATTCAACGGCACAGTAATCTACCCAGTAGGCAACGGACAAGCCATAGCCGCAGCGCCCCAATACTCAACCTCAGCAATAACCGTCACTGCATACAACTACCTTTTTGTCCAACTAAACCAAGCCAGCCAGACAGTTACCCAAAACTACACAAACACACAAGTCGCAACGATTGCGGCATACATATGCGCTCTTGCAGGTGTTCCTGTCGGCTCCATGCCTGATTTAAGTGTGAGCATAAAGTTTCAGGATACAAACTGCTTTACCGCCATGCAAAACTTAGCTCAGGCTTGCGGTTGCGATTATTGGGCAGACAGCGCTTTTAACATTGGAACAAGAGATTCCACTGTTCAAACTCTTGGCTGTGTTGGAACTAATAGTAAGCGTGGCTTGGACTGGAGCAAACAAATCGACCAGGTAATAATTAGAGGCGTAGACGCGAGCGGCGTCCAAATTCAAGGTCAAGCGGGCATATCTGGTGGAAGCATTGCCACTTTCACAGATAAAAAAGCCGCCGACGTTGCCACTTTGAATCAGCTTGCCGCCTATAAGCTTCAAACGCTCAACAATCCATCGAACGGCACAAGTTTGGAGTGCCTCATTAGCCAAACTGCAACTTGGCATCCGGGACAGTACATCTCAGCCAACAGAGCAGACCTATTTTTGGAAGGCAGTTTCATTATCAAGCGCATAACAAAGTATGCCGTAACCTGCACCGTTGAAGTTGACGCAGCAATGCCCCAAATGGATATTTTGTTGCAAGATACCGACCAATATGCTGATTTAGGCACCTATCCGATGCAGCCTTCTATGATTACGCCACAGGTGCTTGTCCTGCAAGGACTTATCGGACTTTACCATGCAACTGAGGGCCAAGGCACAACAACTTATGATAGCAACCCAAACGGATATGGCCCAAACGATGGCACCATCAGCGGCGGCACATGGATTAACGGTCCTATTGCTGGCACCAAAGTTTTGCAGCTTTCTCAGGGACAAATCGATCTTGGCAAGGGCTTTAACATCGGCGGCTCCTCAGCCTTCAGCGTCGGCCTATGGTTTTCTCCTTACAATACCAGTGGAGGCTTTTTGATAGGCCAAGCTGGCCAGCACTGTCTTCAACTTATCGCTGGAAATACCCTTGAATTTCAGCTTCAAACAACCAGCCTTGTCACGTGCACTGCACCGCTTAACTCAATTACCCAAAATGGCAGATTTTTTGTGATGGCTGTTTATGACGGCGCAAACATGTACATTTATTTGAACGGGGTTTTAGAGGCGCAGGTAGCACAGTCTGGCGCGGTTGCTTCCGGCTCGGGAGATGCGCTTATTGGCGTAGCTCCGTTTAACGGTGTTGTAGCCGAGATCATGCTTTGGGCCAGGAGTCTTAGCGCCCAAGAAGTGCAGGAACTCTACTATCAACCGCTTCTGCGCATTCTTAATTCTCCTGCAGGCAGCCAAACCTTGCCAGTGCAGCCTCCTCCAGACGACGGGCAATTCGGGTATGTACTTTTGGATATTGAAGATGGCTACTTAACGACTATTGAGGACCTGCTTGCTGCCGATGCTATACTTCTCGACTGGCCTTTTGGTCGAGCTGAAGGGTTAGTTTATACTAATTGGGGCTTGTTTGAGGAAACCCTGGTTAATCGCCTAGAAGAATGCTTGCTAAACGTGGGACAGTGTTTTAACGAAGTAGTTCCTTGCCTTGAAACCATGATTATTTACATGAACGGTTTGGGCTGCCTAAACGAGACGATTTCTCGCGCAGAAGCCATGGTTGTTTATAACTCATAGGTGAAATCTATTGCCTGCTATGGTTGTTAGAGGGTTTTCTAGTATAGCGAAGCCTGCGCTTTCAGGTGAAGAAGGCGGCATGATAACCTATATCAAAGGCTACCTAAAAGAGCAGCTCAGCTATAGCGAAGCGTTGGTTGAAGGCATCGGCTTTGCTTTTGGGGACCAACCGTTATGCTCTGAAGTGCTTGTTTTTTCGTTGGGTGAGGGGTTGGATGGTCCCCTGCGTTACGCTGAAGCGATTATTATAACGAATTCTTAGGGAGGTGAAACTTGATGTTTAGAAGGGCATTACTAACAAATAGAGATTGGAATAGGGTTCGTGCGGCAGTCTGGGACATTAAACAGTTCTTTCAAAATGGCTTAGGCTTGAGAAATACTTTTGGCGACAGAGTAATTGTCAGCGACGAAATCCGCATTTACGAGGGTACAGGCGAAAATAGAAAACTGAAGGTAAAGAGCAAGGGCCACATAGTAAATCAGGGCTTGATTGCGATTACGAATTTGCTCTCTTGGTCAACTATAACTTACAATAGCAGTTCTAATGGTGGTTTGTCTAGTTACAATTTTTCGCCTTCAGGCAATAGCTATATTCGGCTAGGCACGGGTGGAGGCGCAACCGCGGGCACAACTGTTAGTCTTAGTGCTCCGGTTGCGACGGTGCCAAGCAGTCAAGCCGGAACAACTTCGTCGCCTCAAACTGGACAATACAGAATCTCATGGACAGCAACTTGGAATTCAGGTGCCTTAACAGCAATTACGGTGTCTGAGGTGGGACTTTTCCTCGCATTTGGGTCAAGCTTTAACACGCTGCAAAGTTTCGGTTGGTCAAGAAGTAACTATGTAGTTGAAAACGCCATGTTTTTTAGCCGTTTAAGCTCAGCTGACAATGACTTCACAGCCTTCGTAATTAACACTGCAGTTCCACTGACGATAGAGTGGCGTCTAACTTTGACGTTCGCATAATCAGTTCCCAAGTTTTTATTTTCAATCTTTCTCGCCAGCTATTTTGCTGGAACTGGCTCTTTCTCGGCAGTTTTCATGGTAACTTTGTGTTATGGGAGGTGAGAGTAGAGTATGAATGTTCAAATGCAGAATCATCTAAAAGTAGGAAGCATCTTTTTGATTGCCCTAGGAATGCTGACAATCCCTGCTGACCTGCCATACGGCAGCTACATTGCGGCTATAACCTCTTTGCTTGGAGTTATCGGCTATGCCTTAGCCCATTACCTTGCCGATCCAGCCACTGCAACAGCCGACTTAAACACCGCAATTCAAGGAGTCGCAAACACAATCAACAGCGTAAGAAACGCCGCAGGACAACAACAAGCAATCGACCCCACAGTACTAACCGCCGACATCACAAACATGGTCAGCCAACTAGTCACAAAATACAGCCAAGCACAATCTCAAGCCGCAAATCCACAACCAGCAACCAATCAATAAACTTGCTTTTTTCTCTTTTTTTAGTCAAATTAAAAAGCGTGTTAAATTCATCTTTTTGGCATTATTATTTTTGGATTAGCGGAAGCCATATTTCTTCCGAAAAAAGAAAATCCTGTAGTGACAAAAGTTTTGTTTGTTTTGGAGAAGCGAAAAAAATTGCTGTTCTGGTCGAGAACACAAGTGTTCTACAAATAGAGTTAAATACGGATTTGAACCAGAAGAATATTTGATGATAAAAATGAAGAAGCCATCGATATTAATTTTATATGCAGTTCTTGGCCTTTTGTCAGGCTTTTTCTTTGTTCTTCCGTTTGCCATCTATGAACTCAACATAATGGTCAATCTATTAACAAACATATTTCTTGTTAGTATTGCAGCCGTCAGTACAATTACCGCAATCATATTAATGTCTAATCAGAAAACAAATAGTTACTGAAGGTCAGGGTCTTAGGGCTTTTGAAAATTCAAAATATTTTAGACTTGCGACTAGTTGATTAGCGTTAAGCTATAATATCGAATAGAAATTTGACGAGTATCAATATGTGTCTCGGTTGAAATTGCAACTTTTTCTTTCCTTAAAGTGATAGTTGTTCTATGGAGAACTTTGCCAGTTCAATTTGTTGATGATTGCACTACTCATTTGTGCAGTATCCAAAGGATATGATTCGTTACTCATAATGGAACTGTGCCCATTGACTAAGACGCTGCGCCCATTGACTGTGGTGATATTTGGTATGGCTGATGTGTATGTGTGAGTTACTCCATTTGCATCTACGTAATAACCTACATAAGAGTTGCCCGGCGTTAAAGATGATAGAAAAAGCTGCAAGCTTGATTCATTGGCGAAAAAGATGCCTGTTGGATGGGCAGGATTAAATGGAGTAGATTCGTTATAAAGGACAAAACTTTGCCCAGTGGCTAAATTGGCGCCCTCTTTTTGGATAGTATTTTTTTGAACTTGCATAGTTGAATAACCAACTGTCAAGGCTGTGCAAACAAGAACGCCCAACAATAGGGCTGTGACAATCATGTATCGACGCTTTTTAGGATGCGCTGAAGCGACGGCATGTATGTTTTGTACTCGTTGAGCTATTTGGGGATGTGTAGCAAGTATTCCTGATCTGTGAGCAAG